TCCCGGAGAGCACGAGGTCCGCCTCGATCGGCTTCACCGTCTGCGGGCTGTTGTTCGCGCCGTTGACGTAGCCGGCGGCGTGCAGGAGGGTGATCGGGCCGCCGGCGTTGAACTGGATCTTGTCCGCCTGGTCCTGCGTCGCGGCCGGAATCGTGTACCCGGTCCCTGTCGCCGGCGGCGCACGGAAGGTCAGATCGGCGTTCACCGCGACCGAGAACAGGAACGCCTCGATGAAGTCGACGAACGAGTCGATCGTGATGTCGCCGTCGTACTCGGTCGCCGCGTCGACGTCGACGATCGTTCCGCGCCGGCGCGAGCGCCGCTTGCTGATCGGATCGCGCGACACCTTCGTGAAGCTCGCCCCGAAACTGCCGATGCTGTCGGGCTCGAGCGTCTTCCACTCGGGCGTGCCCGGTTGCCCTTGCTCCCCCGGCAGGATCCCGAGGGCGGCCTCACGAGCGTAGGCGATCGTCGTTGCGTTGGTAAGGACTCGTCCCATTGGAGTCTCCTTCGAGGGGTCAGTGACAGACGGTGGAGCTCAACCGCTCCTCCGTGGACGGAAGTTGCGGAGTGACACCGCAGCCTGCTCCACCGCGCGCTCGACGAACATCGCCGGCGCCTGCGCGGATGAACCACCGTTCAGGAACACGATGTAGGACGCGGGGTTCGTGATGAACGCCGCCCCCTGCCCGATGCGGTAGGTGTCCTGGATCTTCTTGGAGCGCCCTCGGTTCTCGGCCAGCTGCTTCGCGGCCGCCTGCCGCGCTGCCGCGTCCAACGACGGCTTCTCGATCGGCTGCGTCAGCGGAGAGCCGAGGGTCGGGAACCACGACGAGCGCGCGAAGCCCGTGTAGACCGGAGTCGCGGACACGAGCGCCTGCCAAGCGCGCGCCTGCAGGAAGCCGACCACCTCGCCGGCAATCCCGAGCAGCACTCGCTCGACCTTGCGTCCTTCTTTCGCCACTACGCCCTCCCCTCGTAGGCGAACGTGCCGGTGACGTTGGTCTGCGTCAGACCGTTGGAACCGATGCCCACCTCGACAGCCTGTGCGTCGCCGAGGTTCCAGACGCCAGCGGGGTCGCGCAGCTGGCGCAGGATCTTGACCGCGATCTCGCCGACCAGGTCGGCCAGCGCACCCCCGTCGCCCGGCGCCGTGAAAAGGTTCCCGGTAAAGCCGAGCACGTTGCGGAAGCGGCGCCCTCCGATTGGCCCCTGCGTCTCGGATTCTCCGACCAGGTGCGCGGCGGTCACGCGCATGTAGGGCGGCGGGTTGGTCTGTGCATCGGCCTGCGCGCTCGTGTCCTGGCGCACGTCGGCGAAGTGCAGCGGGATCGGCGACGTCGTCCCGTCGGCGAGCCAGGCCGTACGGAACGCGCCGATCAGCGCGTCGCGCGCCTCAGTGCGCGTCGTCATCGCTTCAGCCCCAAGAACCACAGGAGCGATTTCGACCCCGGCTTGAGCTCGCCGCGAACCTCGATCTTCCAGGACGTCCCGTCCTCGTCGATCACGCGGTCGTAGGTCGACAAGTCGGCATCTGCGATCGAACCCGAGGCGACGAGCCCGATCTGCTCGAAGGCCACGGCGAGGGTGCCCGCCGTCTGCTGAAACAGGCGGCCAAGACCGGAGCCCGACGCCGGCACGAAGCACGCGATCGCGTCGAGGCCAGGGTCGCCGCCGGCGCCCGTCGTCGGCGTTGCGACGTTGCCGCGCCACGGCTTCGTCGGATCCGCGGCTGTCCGGTTGTGCCGGATCAGCTGCATCGCGCGCCCGTTCTTCTCGACGAGCCTCTGCGCGGTCGCCGCGAGCTTCTCGAAGTCGGCCATCTATCGGAACGTCCTCCCGCCCGGCAGGACGTAGTCCGAGAGCAGCGCATCCGCGGCCGGATACGCCGCGAACACGCGGGGCATGGCGCCCTGCACGTAGTCGGTCCGCTCCTCGATCGGACCGACCTTCTCGGAGAAGCTCTGCACGGCGACGCCGCGCGCGTCGTGCGTCGGATCGGCGACAAGCGCCGCCTCGAGCGCCCGAACCGCGTACTCGGCCGTCGCCTGCTTGAGCTTGAGCGGGATACCCACGATGGGCTCGCCCTTCGGACCGAACAGGTTGGCCTTCGGGAACGCGAGGGGCTGCGCGCCGGTGTCGAGGCCCTTCTCGAGCGTGCCCGAACCGCTGATCGTGGCGCCGGTGATCGTCGTCGTGAACACGATCGCGTTGCCGTTCTCGCCGGCCATGCGCGCGGTCACGTTGAGGATGGTCGGGTCGTCCCCGTCGATACCGGCGCTGGCCTCGAAGTTGAGCCGAGTGTCCTGGTGGTACTTCTCGTCACGCCCCTCGCCGCCGACCACGGCATTCGCCAGGTTCACGAGCGTGTCCTCGACCGTCACCTCGATCAGCACGTCGTTCTCCTGCGCGATTGCAGCGACGAGCCGGTAGGCGATCTGCCCGAGCGTGAACAGCTCGGTGTCGAGCGGCAGTCCACCGAGCTGCAGCGTCCCCTTCGCCGCGCGCCCGTTGATCACGGTCGCGATCGGCGTCCCTTTGAAGCTCGGACCCCACCGCTTGTCGATGTAGTCCGTCGCGGCGACGCACGCTGCCTCCTGCAAGTCCAGCGACGTGGACAGCCAGTCGTTCTCGGCCTCGCGCCCGCGGTCCTGTAAGTACCTCGTCACGAAGGCCACGGTCACGTAGCTGTTCGCGTTCGGCGTTCCTGCGCCGGTCTCGACGACGAGGGTCGACGTCACGTGATCTGCCTCGGCCGCTGCTTGAAGTAGGCCCGCACCGAGCGCGTGACCTCGGCGTCGGTGAGCGCGACTGCTTGACCGACGGGGATACGGGAGATCACCGTTCCGGCCACGTCCTCGATCGCGCCATCGCCATCGTCGGACCACCCACCGTTGAAGTTGCCGGCGACTGCGAGCTCGCGGCCGACGAGCTGCCCGTCGACCCAGGCCGCGATCAGGCCCGTCCCCGGAATCGCCGTGACGACGACCAGGTGTCGCAGGTCTTCGCGCGGCAGGGCGTCCACGGCCGTGATCGTAACGCCGTCGTCCGCAACGCTCGATCCGGCACCCACGATCAGGTCGTCACCGTCGATCGCGGCCGCGATGCCGCGCGACGAGCTGCCGAACTCGAACAGGAGGCCGTTGGACGCCGGGTCGGTACGGACGAGCTCGAGCGCGAACGTGATCGGCTCGAGCAACGTGCCGGGAAACACAACGTCGGTGTCGATCGGGTTGTCGGCCGACGTGAAGACGTGCGTGCCGTGCAACTCGAACGACGGGTCGAGGTGCGAGCGCCGGCGTTCGCGGCTGTGGAACGAGGCCGCCTGTTCGCGCGCGCCGCGAACTCCGTGCCGCGCTGTCAGCAGGCGCCCCACGGTCAGCTCCCCATCGTCGGGCGGTTCGGACTCATGCCCGCGATCGGCCGAGGATCCGGACGCTTCAAGCCGCGATCGGTGCGCCGCCTCATGGCGAGATCGAGCCGCGACGCGCCGCGCAACTCCTTCGCCACGTCCTCGGGGCTCACGCCGGCCTCGATGAAGCGGCGGGTGCGGGTGATGCGAGCCTCGCGGTTCCGCTGCTGGCCTTGCAGGAACGCGCGGATGACGTCCGCCGGACGCTCCGGAGGGGCAACCAGCTGCAGCGCGCGTCCGCACAGCTGCGCCTTCGCCGAGAGGGCGCGCAACTCCTCCTCGATCCGCTGCTTCTCGCGGATGAGCCCCTGCGAGCGGATCTCGATCTCCTCGACGGCGCGTTGCAGCAGCTGGGGGTCACGCAGGAGCTTCGCCATCGGCACGTCGAGCGCCGAGAGCGCAGCGCCCGGAGGCGCTCCGAGAGCCCCGGAGACAGCTCCGGACGCTTGCCCTTGAGGGGCGGGAGGAACGGACGGCTGCGCGCCAGAAGGGACCTCGGGGCGCGGCTTGGAGGGCACGGCCGGGGATGCCGGAGCAGGCGGGCTTGAGGCGTCCGCCAGGATGGTCGGCTCGTCGTGCTCGAGCTTCCCCCCGGCCGTGGTCTCACCCGCCGCTGCGGCGATCGCTGAGTCCCGCAGCCGCTGATACTCCGTGATCCAGGTCGGAGCGGTCTCGCGGGTGAACGTCGGCGCCTGGTCGATGATGTCCTGGCGCTGCACGGGCGGATCGTTCCCTTCGTCCAGTGCGGCGTTCACGACATCGACGCGCACCTGTCCGTCGGTCGTCCAGTGGTCATCGTTCTTGGGATCGGCCGTCACGAGGGC